TCGGCACGCTTTCGATTCACGACGTCCGAATTCTCTCCCATGCCGACGCGCTGGGAAGACCTCAAGATGCTGCCCGGCGACTTCGTCGACATCCTGCTCGGCGACCAGATCGGCATTAAGGACGGCCTCATCACCGAGCGACAGGTCGGCTATGACGCGACGAGCCATTCGGTGCAGCTCACCGGGGTTTCGCTGACCTATGTGGCGGCGACCTCGAGCGTCGATCCGCCGCGCAGCTTCGACAACATGGGCATCGTCGACGTCGCTCACGCGCTGTTCGATCCCTACGGCGTCGGCGTGGTGACGATCGGCGAACCGGATAACTCGCCGTTCAAGAACCTGCAGAGCCAGCCCGGCGAGTTCAATTGGGATTTTCTCGAGACGCACGCGCGACCGAAGGGAGTCGTCCTCGGGAGCGATCATCTGAGCAACTTTCTGCTCATAGGGGACCACATCAATCCGATGACCGCCACGCTCGTCGAGGGGCGGAACATCAAGAAGATGAATTGCCTGATCAACATCGAGAACACCTATGCCATCTATGGCGGCATAGGCATCGGCGCAGCTGGAAGCGATGAACAGTGGGGCGTCGACATAAGTGAAATTCGGGCCTACGCGGCCGGGCAAGGAATGAAGGGGCGCAACATTCTCGTCCCGACACCGTCTTCGATCCAGACGCTCACCGACATACAGAAGGCCGCGCACAACGAGGCGAAGTGGAGCGATGGCACCAAAATTCAAGCGAGCGTGGTCGTCCAGGGTTGGATGCGGCCGGGAACGAATCAACTCTGGCGCGCCGGCGACAACGTCAGCGTCTGGTCACCGATGGCGGTGATCAACAATCAAGTCCTGAAGATACAGACGATCACGTTTACTCAGGATCGCAATGCGGGCACCGAGACGACGCTCGATCTCGTCGTGCCGTGGCTTTTGAATGACAAGTTTCCGGGCGTCTTCCTCACCGATCCCGCGGACATCATCGACTCCGCCGGCGGCTTCCTGTCGACGCTGGAGGAAACGCAACGAGAGCTGGCTCGGCAAGAAGAGCAGCGGATGAAGATAGAAACCCAGACACCGTGAACCCATGCATCGCGCGACGCCATTGAACATCGCCTTTCGTTCCTTCACCGCTGGCGGCGCGCGCTCGCTCGTGCATCAGGCCGACGATGGCAAGCTGATGCAGGAAATGACCGGCGGCATCATGTCGGGCGAATCGCGCCAGCGCGTCGAGAGCCCGCAGAATTACGGCTTCACCTCAGTCGTGATGGACGCCGATCAGGACGGCAAGAAGGGCGCGGAAACCTTTATCTCGTTCATGGGCGGCGGCCGATCTATTCCGATCGCCACCGTTATGGACGATCGCCGGCATCGCCTGCAGAACCTGCAGAAGGGCGACGTGGCGATGTTCCGCACGAACAACGATCAACAACAATTTCATATGACGCAGGACGGCGGCTTTTGGACCGGGCCGGACAGCAAAACGGTGCGCATGCAGCTCGTTCCGGCGAAGCAGCAGCAAAGCAGCGGCGGCAGCGGAAGCGGCAGCGCGCGCGATACGAGCGGCGGCGGTTCGAGCAGCTCGAGCTCAAGCGGTCAGAGCCAGTACGGCCAGCAGTCGGTCTACAAGGACGGTCAGAATTCCACTCAATTCGTCGACGTCACGAAACAGAAGACTCGGCTCTCGGGGACCGAAGCACATTTGATGCTCGCCGACGGCGACAGCTACGTGCACTGCATCAGCCAGAAAACCTATCTCGGCGGCAGGCAAGACAAGCACGCGTTCGCGCTGGTCGAGACGACGGCCGGTCCAAGTTACAACGTTTACGCGCGCATCGGTAGCCTTGCCGAGCGGACCATGGCGGCTGACGCCGCCGCTGCTGTGCGCGCGAAGGTCAGCGCGGCGCTCGAACCGCTCGGCATTACGCTCGACGATCTCGCGGCTGCGCTGGGTTTCGTCAATGCCTGACATCCGTCTCGTCCAATATGGCGGTCCGCTCGATTGGAGCATCGATTGGCTCTTGCTCGGCGACGGCACGCTCGACGACACGCAGGCGCTGGCGACCGCGGTGATCGTGGCGCTGGGAACCAATCGGCTGGCGCTCGCCAGCGACGTCCTGCCAGACCCCGATTCGACGGACCGGCAAGGATGGTGGGCAGACCTTGATGCAGCGGAGATATGGGGAGGCTGGCCGATCGGCAGCAGGCTTTGGCTGCTTCGGCGCGACAAGATCGTCGGCACCGCCGCGCGCGAGGGGGCAACGGTGACGCGCGTCGAGCAATACATCCGTGAAGCGATCCAACCGTTCATCGATCTGCAAGCCGCGACCGACATGTTCGTGCAGGCGACGCGCGTCGGGTTGGAACGCATCGACGCAATCGTTCGGCTTTACCGCGGGCCGGCCATCGCGGTCGATCTCAGGTACCAAGTGCTCTGGGATGAAATCCCGATCCGCGCAATCCCCTCGCGATATCCGTGAACGATGCCCTGGTCAACGCCGACCCTCAAAACAGTGCGCGGTCTTGTGCGCGACTACATCGCGGCCACGCTGCCGGGCGCGGACGCGAATGTTCCGAACAGCGTTATGCGCGTCCTCAGCGACGCGATGGGCGCGCTCTGTCATCTCACATTGCAATACATATCGTGGCTCGCGCTTCAACTTTTGCCGGACACTGCCGAGACCATCTGGCTCGATCGCCACGCCAACATTTGGTTGGTCAACGCCGACGGCTCGACCGGGCGCAAAATGGCGACTGTCTCTTCTGGCAACGCGACATTCACGGGTCAGGGGGGCACCGTGATCCCGGCAAACACGCAGCTCACCTATTCGACGGGCGTGAGCTTCGAGACGACAGCGGATGCGACGCTCGATCCGGTCGACCCGACCGAGGTCGACATCATCGCGCTCGATCCCGGCTCGGCCGGCAATCTGGTGGAGGGTACGTCGCTCGCTTTGGTGCAGACGATCGCCGGCGTCGACTCGAGCGCGACGGTGGTCAGCCTCGACGGCGGCACGGATGAGGAAACGGACGACGAGCTGCGCGCGCGGGTGCTGCGCCGGATCAGGCAGCCGCCAATGGGCGGCGCCGAATATGACTATGAGGCCTGGGCGCTGGCGGTGCCGGGAGTGACGCGCGCTTGGGCGAGCGGCAACGAGATGGGCGTCGGAACATGTACGGTCAGATTTATGATGGATGATTTGCGAGCGGACAACGACGGCTTCCCGTTGCCTGCCGATTGCGACACCGTCGCGGCTTACATCAACACGGTGCGACCCGTGACCGTCAAAGATTTGTGGGTCGTCGCGCCGCTGAAAGAGCCGATCGATTTCGACATCGCCAATCTTGTTCCTGATACTACCGCAGTGCGTGGCGCGATCGAGGCTTCGATCCAGACGATGCTCTACAACTATGCGTCGCCCGGTCAGACGATCTATGCAGCATGGAAGTCTGCCGCGATCATGAACGCAGGCGGCGTCCAGAGCTTCGATCTGATCAACACAGCCGACGACGTCATGCCGGACGCCGGCCACATGGCGACGCTCGGCGATATCTACTACAGCACCGCGTCCGTGCCGCCGCCGGCGGGCACTCAGGCCATAACGCATTCGAGCCATGGCTGATGCACCGGTCGATCGCCACGTCAGGCGAAGCGGCGACGACTACGCCGACGCTTACCTCGCGCTCCTGCCGCACGGTCCGGCATGGTCGCGGGACCCGCTCGGTACGCTGGTTAGCTTCTGTTACGGGCTCTGCCAATATTGGGGTTTCGTCGACAGCCGCGCCGCCGATCTACTAGAGACCGAGAGCGATCCGCGGTCGACGCTCGAGCTGCTGCCGGATTGGGAACGCGCTTGGGGACTGCCTGATCCGTGCGTTACGGAGCCGCAAGGCGTCGCCGCAAGACGCACGGCGCTCGTGACCAAGATGACGATGCTCGGCGGCCAGAGCCGTCAGTTCTTCATCAACCTCGCGGCCGCGCTCGGCTACACGGTCACGATCACGGAATATCTGCCGTATCAGTGCGGCATCTCGCGCGTCGGTGACACGCGCAGCGCGCTCGATAATCCCGAAGAGCCGACCAAGTACATGTGGCAGCTCGGTCCGCCCGAGCTGCGCTACTACTGGACCGTTCACGTCGGCGCCCTGAAACTCATCTATTTCCGAACCGGCATCAGCGAATGCGGCATTGATCGGCTGCTCGCCATCGGCCACGCGCAAGACCTCGAATGCCTCATTGATAGATACAAGCCGGCACACACCGATGTGGTCTTCGACTATTCGGAGGTCGTGGCGCTCGACTTCAGCCAGACGTTCAACTCGATGTACCTTGCTCTAGGGATGATGTGACATGCCGGATAACAGGCAGATCAAGGACGGCATCGGCAATCTGTTCAACGTTCGCATGCGAGACCTCAGCGCCGGTGGCGACGGGTCGATCATGCGCAGCATGATCTTGTCGACGCCGTATCCGGTCGATTATGGGACCGGAGGCATCTATCAACATTGCGCCAAGAGCGGAATTCTCGCGGCTGGCATGGCCGCCAATTCGCCGATCTATTCCTTTCAGTGGCCGTCCTCGTCGCTGCTTGCATTGATCAAAAAGATCAGGCTCAACGCGGCAACCGACTCCGTAGCTTTTGCAGCCGGCGCAGGTCTCGCGACGTTTGATCTTTTTGCGGCTCGCGGTTTCACCGTTGCGGATTCGGGCGGCATACACGCCAACCTGGTCGGCGACTTTAATCAGCTGCGGACGAGCATGAACGCGTCTGCGGCTTCGGTTCAAATTGCCAGCTCGGTGCCGTTGACGCCGGGAACGAGGGTCCTCGATACCGATCCGATGGAGAGCAAAAGCGACACCGCGCCGTCGACCGCCTTCAGCTTGTTCAATCTCAATCAGCCGGTCACGCTGTTCGAAAAATCTGAGGGCGATCATCCGTTGTTCTTGGTTCAGAACGAAGGCTTCGTCATTCGCGCCACCGTGCCAGCCACGGGGACTTGGCGATGTTGGGTGACCACGGAGTGGAACGAGGTCGTCATCTACTGAGGCAGCCATGAAATACAATCAACCATTCGATCAGCCGTCGAACCCGAACGCGGGCTATATCGACGGCAATCCGAACGCCGGCATTCAGGGCTCGATCGTGCCTGCGGCGGCGATCGAGGACCCGCAGCGCGAGATCATGGCCGCGATCACCGCTGCTGGAATTGTTGGCACTGACGCTGATCTGACGCAGCTGCTTCAGATGCTGAAGATCATGGACGTATTCAACGAATTCAAGTTCGCGTCGAACGTCGGCAACGCCTCGCAGTGGAGCGCCTCGATACCGCCGCTGCCGATCATGCCGCCGCCGACGGGCACCGCGATCTGGTTTGAGCCGGTCTACGACAGCGTCAAGGGCGGCACGGTCTTCTCCGTCAACGGCAGTGCTTTTCGTCCTGTGGTCAATCCAGATAAGACGCCAATCACCATCGGCGACGTGCTCGGCATCGGCATCGTCCTTTTATTCTACGACGGCACGTCGTGGGTCATCCTTGCTGGCACGCAGTCTCGCGTCACCGGCGTTCTTCCGCTCTTGCAGAAGAATACGAACTGGTACGTCAACGGCACCACCGGCGACGATACCAACTTCGACGGCACTTCGGCGACGGTCGTCAGCGCGACGATCGGACCGTTCAAGACGATACAAAGAGCATCGGACGAAGTGCTCAAGTACAACATGAACAACTACAATCAGACGATCAACATCGCTGATGGCACGTACACTGGACCGGTCTCGTTTCGCGCACTTAATGGCACCGGTTGGGTCATTGTTCAAGGCAACACCGCTAATCCGCAGAACGTCACCATTCAAATTCCAGCAGGATCGAATCTCTATTCGGGTGTTTTTCAAACTGGCGGATACTATCAATATAACGGTTTGCGATTTACGACCGGAGCCGGTCAGCTCGACGGTCTGTCGTCGAACGGCGGTGTGTCGATCGTGCAGAACGTTCGCTTTGGTCCGTGCGCGCGGTTCCACCTCTCGGCCGGCGACAGCGGCTGCTCCGTGTATGTTCAGGGAGGTACGATCACGATCGAAGCTGGAGCCAACGCGGTAGCGCACATGAACGCGTCGCTCGCCGGTTTGCTTACTTTCCCCGCGGCGTTCCCCTCCTCTTGGCCGAGTCTCAATATTCTCGGCGCGGTCACGTTCTCGCAGGCGTTCATTGAAGCCGTCGCGCTCGGCATCGCGCAAATGAAATTCACCACCATCACCGGCGCGGCATTCGTCACCGCTCCAAAATACTATGGAGCTGCCAACGGCGTCATCGACAGTTACGGCGGCGGAACTTCCTACTTCCCAGGCACCGTGGCTGGATCGCTCGCCAGCGGCGCTCAGTACTACACCTAAAAGGATACGACTCATGGCAAACAACAAAACAGATGCGCCGACGCCGCAGCTGGCGCCTGGCACTCCAGCAAATTGGAGCGCGTCGTTTGCCGCTCTCGCTGCTACGCAGACAGCCGGCCAGGTCGCGGTCATGACCTCGCGGCAAGATGTTCCGACGGCTCCGCCGCCGGCCTACACGTCGACGGCTTGGAAAGCTGGCGGCTTCGGCATGGTTGGCAAGACGGCGCCGGATCAACAAGAACAAGAATAGATGGCCGATCAAACTCTCACGGTGCCGACCGTCGGGCCGCCGGGTCCGACCGGTCCTCCCGGCAGCGTCGGTCCTCCAGGTCCTCCCGGCCCGCAGGGGCCCGGCGGCGTTGGTCCTCCGGGCCCGATGGGCCCTCAGGGACCGACGGGACCGTCAGGCGCTCCTCAGGGGCCGCCTGGACCCGCGGGACCCGCGGGACCGACGGGAGCGGCAGGGCCCGCCGGACCATCTGGATCGCAAGGCATACAGGGGCCGGCTGGTCTCGGCGTGCCGACCGGCGGCGCGATCTCTCAGGTGCTGACCAAACACTCTGCCGCCGACGGCGACACGATCTGGGGCAACGCGACTCAAGCGACTTTTATCGGCAAGAACAT